GGATTATTATCGAATCGATAAAAAATTTTGGAGTAGATAACTATTATCTTCCAAGACAATACATGAATGAAGATATACTTTATGGTGAAGATACAATATCTCAATTTAGTAAATCTCATTTAATTGAAATGTATGTTAAATCTGTTGATGGTTTTGAAGGAGAAGGTGATTTTGTTTCAAGATTTGGATTAGAAATAAGAGATCAAGTAATTTTTTCTGTAGCAAGAAGACGATGGGAAAATTTAGATACTGGTTATGATAGACCAAGAGAAGGTGATGTAATATTTTTTCCATTGAATAAAAAATTATATGAAGTTAGATTTGTTGAACACGAATCTATGTTTTATCAATTCGGCAAATTGCCCATCTTTGATTTAACTTGTGAATTGTTTCAATATGATGATCAAAAAATTGATACGGGAATAGAAGATATAGACGAAATAGAAGACAAATATGCGTATGCTATCGAAGTATCATTTGATTCGGGTGGATCAGGAAATTATGTAGATGATGAATATGTGTATGTTGGAGATACAGAAAGTTCTGCAAATACGAAAGGAAGAGTAATATCTTGGAATTCTACTGATAGAGTATTGAAATTAACAGATTTGAGGGGCACTTTTACTACATCTCAAAATGTTGTCGGAAATACAAGCGGAGCATATTTTTCTGTAACAGCAACACCAGATACACAAGTATTTGTTAATGATGCTTCTGCAAATAATATAACTATTGAAACTGAAGCAGATTCTATTATTGATTTTTCTGAATCAAATCCATTTAGTGAGAGTAATTTTTAAGTTGTAGATTCTGGAAGAATTGTGATCATGCCCTCAACTATCCTTTCCTTTGTTACAGCATCCACTTGGGTGTATTCAACATCATAAACATATAAACCAGAAGACATACCCGCTGTTTGAGTGGAGCTAGCCGTTATTGTGACATTACTGCCTGCTACTGCGGCTGTAAAAGACATTATCCAAGAAGTATTAGTAGTTGTATGATTCTTCTTCATTTTAGAAGCACAAGTACCAGTACTTATGGTTACATTTGAATTGTTGGCATCTTTAGCAGTAAAAACCTTTTCAAAGTTACTGCCTTGATACATTGTTAAATTTTCGCCTTGAGTTTTTATTGTAAGTGCCATAAGACTATTTATACAACTAAATAATATTATAATCTTTATGGAGTGTTATGTTAGGACAAACTTTTTATCATCAAACAATAAGAAAATATGTTGCATTGTTTGGAACACTATTTAATGATATTAATATTGAAAAAAAGGACTCGGGGGGTAATGTTTTATCTCGACAAAAAGTACCAATATCCTATGGTCCAAAGCAAAAATTTCTTATAAGACTAAGAGAAGATCCGAGTCTTGACCGTCAAGTTGCTATTCAATTACCAAGACTGGGTTTTGAAATGTCTGGTATAGCTTATGATCCTATTAGAAAATTAAATACAATAGGTGCATTAACGCATAAAGAATCGATTAATGGTGAAAGAAACATTAAAAAGATGTTTAATCCCTCACCATATATTCTTGATTTTTCTTTATATGCATTTGTAGAAAATGCTGAAGATGGCACTCAAATATTAGAACAAATTCTTCCATTCTTTACTCCAGAGTTTAATGTAAGTGTAAATATTTTAACAGAAATGGGTATCAAGTTAGATATTCCAATTGTTCTTCAAAGTGCAACAAGTGAAGATTCTTATGAAGGAGAATTCTCTGCTAGAAGAACAATTGTTTGGACAATAAACTTTATGTTAAAGGGATTCATATATCCTGATATCAAATCTGGTCAATCAATTATTAAATCAGTAGAAATAGCATTTAAAGAAACCGTTCCCGAGGCATCTTCAACTGGAGTATTTGAAAGATTGTCTTTAGAATCTAGTACAAATTTTTCAGAAGATTATTTTCAACTAGAAACAGGAGACCATCTTATAACTGAAGCGAGTGTAACTAAATTGGGTCTTGATAATATAATCAGTAAAATTACAGTTGTTCCTGAAGGCGGAGCAAATACATATATTACTCCAGGAGATGATTTTGATGCAAATACTACAATAACTGTTTACAATCCACCAGTCGATTACGATCCTGCAACAGGTACTTACTCATAATATAAATTACAATGAAAACTTTCGAAGATAAATTAGATAAAATATTAGAAATACCTCCTGGCTCTATTATTAAAAAGCCACCTGAAAGAAAAATGGTTGAATCAAATGCAAATGATTTGAATACTGATTATAGGTATGCCCGTGAAAATATATACAATATTATTGAAAGAGGACAGGAGGCCATTGAAGATTTATTACAAGATGCAAGAGATAGTGGTAACGCTAGAATGTTTGAAGTTGTTGGCCAATTGATTAAAACAGTAGGCGAACAAAATCAAAATTTAGTAAATGTTCATAAACAGGTAAAAGATATCACACAAGAAACAAACGCTGGTCCCAATAGTGTAACAAATGCATTATTTATAGGTAGTACTGCAGAACTTCAAAAAATGTTAAACGATAAAGAAAAATGAAAAAATTTAAACAATACTTAAAAGAAATAGAAGTTGATGAAGATAATAAAGATGCATTAAAAAAAGCATTAGCCTTACATAAGTTTAAACAAAAGGGCGGAAAAATAGATAAACAACCAGATTCTTTAGAGAAACCATATGGCAACCTTTCTAAAGATGATTTAAAACGTGCAAAAAAAATTACTCAATATAAAAAAGATAAAAAAGAATAATGGCACATTTAGGACAAATTGATAGAAGAAATCCAGGAGATGTGGTTTTTACACGATATGTTACAGAAAATGCTGACTGGAATAAATTGAAAATAAGAATAGAGAATGGTCAGTTTGCCGAAATGTTTGAAGATAAAAATAATGAATTAGAAAGTATGGATATTAATATTCATCCAAGAACTGAGATAAAATTAGTTTCAAATGAATACAAAGAATTTGAAAAAAAAAAGTATGCTAATATTGAATATCAAAGAAAAAAGGGTTATGTATTAATTTCAAAAATAAGAAAACCCACAGATGATCTTGGTGCTGAAAGACCTCAAAAATTACAAATATTAGCAGAAGATTTTACAGAAAAAGGTAAAGACGAAAAAATAACAGTACTTACTAAAAAAGATGTTCCTGTAAAATTATTTGAAACTTTTGATGAATTAAAAAAAAGCGTTATTTGGGGTTTAAATAATAGAATACATGACAATGATTATGTTATAGAAAAAATAAAATCTTATTTAGATAAAGATGATTTATCTGAAATTGATTTGAATGGTGTTGATGACAGTCATATTGATGAGCTTGGTGTATATTTTGGTGAAATTTTAATAGGAATACTAGCATTCAAAAATCAACTATCAAACACATGTACTCCTTCTGATATGTTTGGTATAAACTTGAAATCTTTTAGTATTCCAACTGATCCTGCTTTTAAACTTGTTGATAGTAGTTTAACATTTGATACGACTACCGTTAGTGTATCAAGTAAATATGATAAAGGGGCCGCCGCTTCATTTATGTCAAATATCCTTCCTTATGGAATGAAAAAGCATCTTACTTATAAAAATTGTTTTTTTAAAAAAATGTGCATGGTTGCATCTAAAATGGGATATACATCAAAACAAGTAGGAGCAAATAGATTTAAATTTTCAAAGAATATAACATTTGAAGTTGGATTAAGAGAAGTATTAAAAATAAAAAAAGCAATCGTAAAAAATACAAATCATTCTCTTTATGATAGTATTCGAAAAGTTGCAATGGGGCAAGAACTTACACAAAAAGAAAATCAAGAACTTGATGAAGTAATAGAAGCAATAGAAGATTATTTTATAAAGAAAAAAACTTTTGATGGAGGAGAGCAAGTTATACTAACAATAAGAAATAATTATCCTTTTACAATTACTTCTTTTTTTAATTATTCTGTAGCGAGCAATTTAAACAATGATCCTTTATCAAAAAAATACGTTAGTGATATCATCGGGGGCAAAGATTTTTATCAAGCAAATTTAAGCAAGACTAAATGGAGAAAAGGAATTATTGATATTAAAATGGTTTCTCCTAAATCTGCTTCGTTAAAAATATTAGGATCAATGTCAGGAGCTACAGATTTTACTGCAAAACAAGGTTTAGTAAATTACGAGTTGAAATAATGGCACAAGATACTTACGCAGGAAATCCTCTTCTTAAAGGGGCATATCAACCATTAGAATATGATAAAGAAACTATAGAAGATTATATTAGGTGTTCTAAAGATCCTGTATATTTTGCAAAAAACTATATGAAGATTATTCATGTTGATCATGGTTTAATGCCTTTCGATCTTTATGATTATCAAGAAGAAATGGTTGAGACAATGCATAATAATCGTTTTGTTATTTGTAAAATGCCTAGACAAACTGGAAAATCAACAACGATTGTTGCTTACTTATTACATTTTGCTCTTTTTAATCCACAATCTAATATTGCTATATTAGCAAATAAGGGTTCTACTTCAAGAGAGATTCTTCAAAGATTAAAAACGGCTTATGAGCATTTACCG